GCGTTTTGCCTTTGATTTCTTCAATTTTTGGCGCTTGTTGTTCGCGTTGTTGTTTGATTGCCGTATCATAGCCATTTTTAATCCCTATTGATGTTGAATATTTACCTAAACCGAAGTCAATGCCATCAGGGCCATAAGGAGCCATAGCTGCGATCACAGCAGCACGATTAGATTTATCGGCAAGATTTTCGCGTGTTGCCAATTCTTTATCTTGCATGAATGTTTGGGTGTTGGCTTGTTGCATAGCAGCCATTTGTGGGGCACCTGATTGACTTGAACCAATACGTTCCCATTGGGTAGTTTCTGGAGCGAAAGAATCAAAAAAGTCTTTTTGGAAAAGACCTGCTTCAGTGCCTGTTAGGGGGGCTGGAATGCCGTCCGGCTTATCGAATAAACCGCCAAGCATACCACCTGCCATGCCACCAAGTGAAGTTCCAACAGGGCCAAACATAGAACCAAGCGCGGAACCTGCGGCAGAGCCTATTTGTGAGCCCTTACCGCCCCCTTGGGGAGTGGCTGCACCTGCAACTGATGAAATCATGCCTGATAGATCGAATGCCATAATTATATACCTGATGGTCGGTAAGCATCTATAACTTTATAATTTGACCTCAAACAAATTGAAGCATAAATATTTGAAATAAGAGTTGCTGTTCCTGATGCTGCATTCTGAAAAATGAAACCTGCACAAATAGGGTCAGAATTTAAATCAGAATTATCGACTAGAACATCTTGATTAATTGAAATAGTATTCCAAGCATATTGAGTGCGCTGAACATTTGCCATTCTACCATAAGGTTGTAAAGAAATATATGAAGATAATAGATTGGCAGGAGCGACATCAGAAGCAGTAACGGTTGAAGCATCACATCGACCAAAAAATGGAATAATTAAGGCCCCTTGAGACGCTGTTTCATTTGTAAAAGATAAATTCATGTTGACATTAAATAACATATTACCTAATGAAGAATCGTTTGATAAAAAAGCACCGATAGCAAATTTATAATCTGCAGCTAGATCAATGTCAGTTGCTACAGATCTATAATTAATTTCTTGAAAATCATCTCTTAAAGTGGAAGTATGCGCTAACACATATAAATCCGTAGATGTTCTAACAGAATCAATAGCATCAACAATAGCGTTTGTTAAAACTTTTTCAGAGGGTGATTTAAAGATAAATTTTGGGCCTAATAAATCAAGTTTATTCATAATCCACATGCCTTTCTTTGATGTAAAGTCATTGAACAATTAAGATACTGAATTGCAAGACGGTTACATCGGGCGCGGTTTTTTTGATTTGACTGATCATATTCCATGCCTTTGAACAAGTAGCTATGTATCCGTCTTGCAATATTCTCGACGGTGTTTCCGTCTGAAAATCGCAAATGTATATTAGAAATCTGTGCCTGCATAAATCGATCTCATTGGTGGTGGTATAACACGAAAAGCATGCACTTTGCATGCTGCCTGAATTTGCCAGTGTTTCATCATAAGGGAATTGAAAACGCTGTCATAAAGATCGTGAGTTGTATAATATGCTTTTGCAGTTGTGCCGGGAGCACCAACCATAAAGCAATGTCCGGCGACATCCTTAAATTTGGGATGGATGTTCGGATGATGTTCACGATACCACTGAGCCCAAGGAATCTTGTTAAGAACGGTAGAATCACCGTCAGTAAAATGCATGGCTGTGGTTGCTGCATAAGGCTCATGTTTCATGATTTCGTCGGGGTCGCCTGCAATTTGAGCATAAGAAGGAGCAGGGGCAGCATGAGTTAAATAATGGCGTTCTGTTGCGACATCTGGTTTAAAACGAACGACGGCCATAATCCAAAGACATCCGTGTTCTGCAAAAAATTTATATGGGAATGAAAGTCCAGTACGTGAAATAGCTTTTCCAGACTGAAAACCAAGGGAAGCTTGATCTGTACCATCAACATCAAAACCAGAAATATACGACTGATTGTGATAAAGCAAATAGGGTCGTTGGTCCATTTCTTGAGTTACATAAGAACCAAAAATCTCATTAATTAAATCAAAGTATCTTACGCCTTTATAATCGCGCGTAATTTCGGTTTTAAGACGAGCAACTTGACTTGCGAAGTCAGGAATATCGAAGACTCCACCTGTTACAGTATACTGGCGATCGGCTGAAGCGATGGTGTCATCAACACCAGTATTCCAAATGGCCGGAAGATGGGCACATTGAACGCCATAAGTACGAGCATTTGTATCGGCATCGACAAGATGATCATCGTCCAGAAGATCGTTTGATGTGGGGTTCCTGAAATAAAAATTCCAAATACGGGCATAACCTGCAAGCAGATATTTAGGAACAACATCATCAAGATCAATGTTTTCGCCAACGCAATTAATACCTCCTGTTGACGATGTATAAGTAGCCAATGAAACGGCAGAATCAACACCTGCTTTCATGTGATCTGTCCAATCGCTACCATAGATATGACGATGAGGGACGAAAAATGCGAATGTATCAATTTGAGCATCAGCAGGAAGTGTACGACGAAGGGCAGACAAGCGCACAACAGCTTGAAGATCAACGGCAACGGAATCACCTGCGACAATAGGAATAGAGGCCAATGTTTGAAGTGAACCAATCGCGCCTACAGTAAAGACGCGATTTGAGAGATCGTATGGATAACGTTGAACTGACGGTTTCTTTTTCATAAGCCCCCTTTTAAATTACGCCTAATGGCGTTTGCGATCATATAAAACATGATCGCCTTTAGTTTAAATTGAAATAAAAGAAAAATATATTATTTTTATCGTCCAATAAACCAATATAAAAGTGATTAAAAGTTTGTTTATAACTGAATATACTTGAATATTTTAAAGTTGATGAGAACATCCAAACCTCATTTGTTTTGTTGTTGGGTCATGAGTAATATTGAATGTTTCGGAATTAAAAGACTGATCTTGAAAAGATTGTGAAAATGTAGTAATAAAAGGAGCTATCGATGGAAATGCCACCGATAGCCCAACTGCTGCTACTGCCAAAATATAGTTTAATCTAATTTTGGGTAGTTTTATCATTAATATCGGACTCCACCGATTGGATAGCGGGTAAGAGATTTCTTTTTATTAGATCGTTTTCTCATAGTACCTTTTTTAGGATTATTCTTCAACAACTTCCGAAGAAGTACGCTCAATAGAAAGCGCGGTTTTCTGTTCAAACATAACCCGCGCGTCAGAAGAAACAGGGTCTGAAATTAATTGAACAGTCAAAGCAAAAAGTTGCTCTGCTGAACATTCATCAAGCTGATCACCACCACGGGCAAGATCTGCTGCCGATGGGGATTGTGCCAGTGCATGACAAGCTGCATGCACATTCACCGGAGATACAAATACCGCAATGGCACCAGCGATATATTCCGCCGGTAATCGAAATCTCGGAAACCCTAAATTGTCCGTGGTAAGAAACATCATAGACTTTAGAGTTTGAACAACACGATTTCTCTGTGAACCTATCCATGGAGTTTCTCCAGTTGCTACGTTAAAATCGTCTTGACTGATTCCTACCAAGCCAAGAAAACCGGCTTTACCTGCATTAGCCAACATTGTCATGGCACCGCGTGCTACTTTGTATTGAAGATTTAGTCTCATGTTTTTTCCTCCAGTAATTTTTGGATTTTCATCAGATCAGCGTCCAACTGATCTAATCGTTGATTGATACTGTCAATTTGATCTGATTTTGTCAAGTAAATTATTTCGTTATAGGCTTCTAATAATTTATTGCAAATTTGCAGAAGTTCCCAGATCATTTAGCATCCTTTTCATATTGTCGATTACTCGACGAGCCTTAATTATAAAAAACAAATAATGTAAAGGTTTTAATTTTGCATTGAGTGATAAATCATCAGCTAAAGATAACAAATATTTTTTTAAGAATTTTAATTCTTCAATCATTATCGACTCCAATAATTTTTAATTACAGAGATATAATCTTCTTCTGTGACATCTTTATGAACTAATTGCCGTAAAATAAGGGATAACAAACCAATAACTGTTTGTTCATAAATAGAGTTAGACATATATCTCCTCTGATTGACCGCGACATATAAAATAAGTCGCGATATTTTGATACATTTGCTCTACCATTTTAATTTCTTCTGACATATCAAAATCGACCATGCTTTTCAAAATATTCCGATCTGAAATTCCAGCCCTCGGATTCGTGATAGTCTGCATCGTTGACAGGACGCGATTTAATTTTTGAAAGCAACTTTCTTTTGGCTCTAATTGGATTAGCTCCATATTGTAACTCAAGAACTTCGTCGGGGTCATCCTCTTGAGGCACTCCTTGAGAGCCAAATGTTTTATCAGATTGCTGCTGATCGGGCGGTTGAATAGGTTGTGCCTTTTGAGGCTGGGAATTATTAGGAGTTGCTCCAGTTTTTCCGTCGGAAGGAGTTTTACCAGTTGTTTGATTGGGTGTTTGCCCAGTATTCTGCTCTGCCTGATTCTCCATGTTTTAGGTCCTTTCTGTTGTTTGGTTTCAATTGATTTTGAAACATATTCAGATACATAGTTGATCATACCCATTGGAGAACGAATAGGAATTGGAATATATATTTTGCCGACTTTTTCGACAGGCCAACGCCATCCGAGTTGACCATAGTGATCTGATTGACCAAAGCGCACAGCAATCGGCATAGAATTGCCCCACAACCAAAATTTACGAAATGTATCTAGCTGACGATAATAGGGCTGAAAAGCACCTTTATTAGGATCAAAAGAACCTAACGGAAGTTTACGCATAAAGTGAATAACATGAATATGAAGTCGTCCTGTTTTACTACCTCTTTCGACGACTGCGAAATAAGTATGAAATTCGTCACCATCCAGGCGCGCCTTCAAGGCTTTACGCCATGAACCATAAATAGAAATACCGACTGAGCGATCAACGGTTCTAATGTAATCAGTCCAATGAGTTGAATTTGTTTCAAAGACTTGATTTATATGTTGTTCGTCAACGGTAAGAGTGTTAAACACCAATGCCCAATTTTCTGTTGTTCGATGAATGACTTCATAGGTTAAACGTTTTTTTACATCGGCTTTTCGGCCGGCTAAACACTCAAGACGAGTTTTCTTAATAAAAGTCCTACGTAATTGATTATCAAATTTTAATTTTATCAAAGCATCCTTCTGTTTTTGCGTGGCAAGGCCCTTTTTCTCTAACCGGTTAACAAAACGTTCCATAATTTGCTCTTGTTTGTCAAAAGTTGATTTTCTTGGAATATAATTCCCAAAAATCAACAAACAATGTTCTTTTGTTGTTTTTGGTAACGTTTTGAACAGTCTATAACAGTGGGTGTATTGGGTGTTGCAAATAACGGAGTTATAATCTAGTTGTTTAATACTCCGTAAAAGATCTTGTAAAAATGAAATATGAGGGTCATACGAAATAGAATGACTTAATGAGTTATATAGTTTGAGTTTGGATAAAAGGTTAAATTGAAATTGAATAGCAGTAAGGCGAGCCCGTACTGTATTGTATAAGCGAAAGTGCTTATCAATGGTGAATGCAGATAATGGTATGGAATGTAGGATTTGAGGGTCCATAATTACGCCAGTTGGCGGTTGCGTTCCTAAACTACAGGAACGCCTTAAAGAACTCTACTAGAATAACATACCAAACTAAAGAACAAAATAAAATTGAACCAGACCAAATAAATAAATTAGACCAGTTAATCATTAGAATTTACCCCCGGCTCCATGATTTTTAGATCTGAAGTAAGGAATACGACGCATCCAGTCGGCAAACTTTCTATCGGCGTTTCGGAGGATGTTAACTGTATCATCCGCGATTGTTTTAATACCTGTAAGATGACCATATTTTGATTGTTGCGTTTTGCCTTTGATTTCTTCAATTTTTGGCGCTTGTTGTTCGCGTTGTTGTTTGATTGCCGTATCATAGCCATTTTTAATCCCTATTGATGTTGAATATTTACCTAAACCGAAGTCAAT